TTTGACCCTCTGTAAGCGTCTGTTCTAGTGCTGTTATCGTGTCTTGGTTATATACGCCAGCTATTGTTTGTATGTGTGCCTCAACTGTTCTAGTAATCTCAGGAGTGATAGTTAACAGCTCACCAGTAATAAAGTTAGCAGTATCAGCTATTTGTAGTTCCATCAAGTCTAAAACAATTGGTGTCATCACAGTAGCTAAAGCTTCAGAGTCATCTTTAATAGAGAACAACCATTCTTCGTAGGCTTTAGAACTTGCGTTAATTCTACCTATAACTTCAGATTCTTGTTTGTTAACGAACTTACTTATCTCTCTTTTTAGTTTACCTGCGTATAGATCAGCATTCTTGACTAGACTCTGCCTGTATTGCTCTTCATCTTCTATTTGCTTTTGCAGTTGTTCAGTTTTAGTTAAACCTTTTTTAAGTGTGATCCTCTTAACACTAGAAGCTGCTGGGGCTGTCTTTCCAAGAGTGTCACCATCAGGTATAGGTTCTAGTCCTGCTTCTTGTCTAATCTCGTTTGGAGTTATCCATCTACCAACGCCTTTATCAAAGTATTCTAGCCTGTATGCTTTATCCTCGGGGATAGGAGAGGTATGAGTAATACTTATAACACCTTGGTTTGACATATTAGCGATGTTCTCATATATGTAGTCTAATCGTTTCATAAGTGGTTCTACAGTATTCTTAGAAAAGACATAATCGTAAGTATCTACGTTAGCACGCCCGAGTCCGCCTTTGTCTGTCATACCTAGAAGTTCTTTGGGTATATCAAACATCATAGCAACGTCTTCTTTAGCCATGTCTCTAGTGACTTTTTGGTCTATGTCTTTAAGCGTAGCACCTACAGCTTTAAATGAAGCTTCACCACCACGTATAAATGCAGTCTTACCGGCATTTTCTGGCCCTTCATAACCTTCTCGCCATTGTTGTGCAAATTGATTAAAGGTATTCCTGTCCATATCAGGTAGAGAGACTATCCCACTAGGGCTAGCATTGTTCCTTATGTAGTTAAGTGTAAAAGTAGAACTTGCTATCTCGGTGTCTACATAACTAGATGCTCGATCAAGGATTGATAAACCTTCCCACTCACTAAAAGGATTAGGTGTCTTGTCAAAGTAAACTTCTTCTAAAGTTAAGGGTACTTGCTGACCATTGTTTTTATGCAGTACATAGCCTACTAATTGACCACCATCAAATTTTAGTTCTACCATGCCTGGATTTAAAAGGTAGATCTCTTTAACCTTGTTGCTCATCTCGCCTTTAGCTAAGTACCAGAAAGTTTTACCGTAGATCTTAGTAAGGGTTGCATACAGGTAATTAAAATCACTGGCTGTATACATTGGGTTTGGGTTATCAAATAGGTTATAGAATGGGTGATTTATGTAAGGATCACCATTAGCCTTAGTAACTTTTGGTTCATAGGTACTAATAGCCGTAGCTATTTTGTCTATAGCTTTAAATGTTATACCTGTAAATTGTTCTTGAGGCCTGAAGTCTGACTTCTTACCGTAGTTACGCATAACTGTGCCAAGAGAGTTACCAGTAACACTTTTTTGTGTAAACGTTTTGTATGCTGATTGCAACCGTTGTTTAAATGTCATTTGTGTCTCGTATTTATGGCCTCTAAGAGGGCTCTAAATATTATTATATCACATGTTAAAATCATCTGCTGTGATGAAATTAGACGGCATGGCATAACAAATAATACAAGCATCTGCTAGGTCAGGACTTCTAAACCCACGCTTTTTATATTCGTTTTTACTCTCCACTCTACGTTTGCCTTTTGTATCTTGGTTCCATTGTCTTGTAGATAACTCCATAAGTAAATCACTATTCATTGGTAATTGGCACTCTGGCATTATGTCTTTCATGTTAAACCATGCTTCACTAATCCAGTTTGGATACTTGTCGTTATCTCCTGCTACACCGCCGAAGTTTATAGCATGTACACTATAGCCACGTTTGAACATCTCATCTGTAACCCCACCACCCACACCAGTATCATCTATTTTTATTAAACTCTCTTTGTCAAAGTTTGCAAATGCTTCTAATTGGTCACAGACCTCCGTAGTACGTAAATGCTGTAATACTCTATACTTCACAGTCTTTAATCCCTTGCGATGCCAAAACACTGTACGGTCATCTCCCATACGAGCTACATCTACTCCATATTCAGTAGCACCATCATCATCTATCTTGCGGTTCATAGCTTCCAATATGGCACTACGAGGCACAATGCTACGTTCACTTTGGCCCAATGGTTCACCTAACCACTTATGAGCAAACAATTCAGGGTCACTTTTGTCAGCTTCTATTTCTAATTTGATAACATCTGGTAATAGTCCTATAGCGTCTAAGGTATCGTAATTAACCTTTTTAACATATGTAGTGTCTGATTGTTTTAATGCGTACTGCACATGGACTGGGTCTAATTCGTTCATTCTGTTATAGGTAAAGATAAGTTGGCTACCTTGTTTACGAATTGTTGGGGTTAGAATATCAAGACTTGCTTTAGTGATGCTCTGTGCTTCTTCAACCCAACATATATCTATACCCTCTGTTGATTTTATTTCTACTACGTTATTATGTAGACCTTTAAATATAAACTCTGTGCCTGTGACAGTGTTAGTTATCCTATCTTTAAGTATTTCGTAGTCAGTAAACTCGTATTTGTCTATGAGATCTTTTAGAAGTTTGTGCACACTATCAGCTATTGAGTTTTGGTATTCTCTAGTACATAAAACTCTATACTTTTCATTTCTACCACGTAGCAATAGTGCAAGGGCAACAGCTTGTGATTTTCCGCCTGCTCTACCGCCATAAAATACAATATTACGCCACTTTTTATTAAAGAGTTCCTTAAATGCTGCTACAAATTTAATCTTTATCTTGGTCTGTTCCATCGCCACCTACAAATTCTACGAGTGCTGTCTTTAACTCGTTACCCTGGCTAGTAAGATCTATTGATTGTGGTGCTTTACCTTCTGTACGGTCAGTTATCTCTTTAACGTCAGCTAAACTATCTTTAGCTGCTAATACACGTCTATATGCCAGATCCATAGCTACTGTCCATATACCCTCTGATTTTTCTTTCTCAATGACTATAGGCCATTCGATTGGGTCCATGGCCAAGAAGCGATGATATTGATAGCTAATAGAATTTTCTTTCTTCCATCTACCATCATTTCTGTTTTGAGGATTGTCTCCAAATCCACCCTTACCATTTGGGTTTCTTTTCTCAGGTGGTGTAACTTGGTTTGTAGTTTTTCCAGTCATAATGCTTAAGTAGTTTTATACTTCCATTCCCCATCTGTATTCTTTTTAAAATAAGCTGTGCATGTTGATGGGTTACTAGGTCTTATTATACCACTTTTTACTATGTGTCCGATCTCTAGCCCCATGTCTACATATTTTTTACCCTCAATAGATAAACCCCACGTAACGTCAGGTCCATATGGTTCTCCGTCCCAACTTGCTTTTCCACTTAGCCATTTATGGGTAGGTGCTAAAAGACAATAAAGCCCTGTAGCTTCTACTTCTTGTAAACCTTTTAGAGTATGGTCTATAGACTCAAAACTATTGTCTGTAATGTTTCTCCAAGCTCCTAGACAATATAAGCCGTGACGGCTGACTTCTATGCCAGAGATGTATGCAACATCATTATTCTTTATAAAATGCCCTTCTAGACGCTCTAAAGCATTCTCAGGCAGATCTCCATCTCCTTCTAGTTGCCAAACTAAGTCTGGTTCGTAGTCTATAACTATTTTCTTTAGATCTTCTTGGGCTTTAGCTATTCGTTTACGCCTTAAGTTTATACTTCTAGCTGGTGTAGTATCTTTTAATATATGCACCTCGTCAGGAATAATAGTTTGCTTTAATATTTGTTTACGTACGTTTGTGTCATCTTCTACGAACGCTACAGCCATTATCCGCATATGTCCTCCAATGCTTTAAGCCATTTATCTTTTAGGGTATCCCAGCTTATAGTGTCTGCTATCTGATTTGCTTGTTCTGATAACTGACCTATATTTTGGCTACGCATCCAGTCTATTTTCTCTGTGAGTAGAGGTATATCTACATCATAAATATCTACTTTGCCTCGAGGGGTAAAACTCTGAGTAGTAGTAGCCGGTACTAGCCACTCTTTTGGTAGCAAATGATTATTGGGTTCTATGTCAGTCATGATTACAGGCATACCACTTGCAAGTGCTTCATTTAAAACTAGACAATTACCTCCGTATTTTCTTGGTAATACAAGAATGTCCCCAAGTGAGTACATCATATTTAAATCTTCTATGTTTGTGTAGACTACACCTCTTGGATATCTCATACGGATATGTCTAGCTAAGTCGTCATTTTGGGTAGTGACTAAACCAGTAGGGTAAGCTCTAAGGTAATCCCATGTGCCGTTACGGTCATAAGTAGCAGGAGTGCCAGCTACATGCATTGGTTTGTTAGTATCTCTGAGCCTGAATTTAATCTCACCTCTATCTACTGGGTGATGTAATTGGATTACTTTTGTGCCTCTAGGTTCTGCAAAGTCTCTTATCTCTTGTTCTTTCCACACTGAAGGTAAAATAATTAAATCTGGCAGTTGATACTCTGGATATTTAAAGCCATCGAAAAATTCTGCGTTCTCGACGCATACAGTTTTAACTCCCATATCTCTAGCTATTGCATAAATTGATAAGTTATATCCGGTCTCAGCAGTTAAAAGTATGTCTATATCTTTGAGCAAGTGCCTTAATTGGGCTTCGTTAGGGATACCTTTTACTAAATGAGCATTCTCGTACCAATCATAGTGTTGCTGTCTACCGTTAAGACTAGATATATCTATTATGATAACCTTAGAGGGGTTTAAATGTTTATAGTATGACCTCGTCTGGTAGCCTAAGCCCGTATCTGTCGCAACTGCTATAAGTCCTAAACGCATATCATTTCCTGTTCAAGTCATCACTAGTAAATTTAAGTCCTCCTGCTCGACCATCTAAATGCAGGGATCTTTGTACTTTGTTTGGGTTGGGATAATATATCCAGAGCCTGTGTTTGTTCCAGCCAATCATTCCATAATCATGCCAGTCTATTTGTGGTACAGCGTGAAAAGTATCCTCTATAAAATCAGTTTCAGGTAATGTCGGTAAAATAACCTCCTCGTAATAAAGCTTAGTGCTTAAATGGGGTCTTTGACTCCATTGGATAGTACGCATAAATCCATCTTTAACACCTATCATTAAGTTGTCGTGTTCTTTAGGGATAATTTCCTCATGGTGGAAACGTATCGTGTTAGCTTCTCCACTTATTATGAAGTCTATACACTTGTCCCAGTCTATTTTTCTGTCTACTCTAAGCGGGGCATCTTGTTCTACATAAAGGATCAAAGGAGTTTTAACTAAATCTAGTGTCTCTCTTAACATTCCAGACTGATGGTGTAGCTCACTAAAAACTACTGGTAGAACGTTCTTATATTCATGGAGGCATTTCCACAGTACTTTAGTTTTGTACTCATCATAAGCTTCTTTACGGTCTTCCTGCTCAGCTCTTAGGCCGTCTACTTGTACAATAATATCCGCTGTAGGTAAGTGATGCCTAACACTTGATATAGTTTGCTCTAATATCTCTAGGCTAGGGTGAGTTGGAATTACTGATGTCGGGATAATAACAGTTATTTGATCGCTAGGCATTGAGTTGTCTCCATACTTTATTAGCAAAATTTCTCTTAAACTTAATCCACCAAGCCGTTTGCTTGTGTACATTCATGGGATAACCGTCTAAAACTTCTAGCATGATTGCATATAAACTATCCCATTGGGTTACCTGTGGAAACGGTGGGGCTTCCCCAAACAACCAATCCCAATATGGCATTATCTCGCCTCTTGGGGTTACAGTATCAGCTATAGGTATAGCCATACATTCTAAGGCTTCAAATAATCTAAATGAATCTGGAATAATAGCACCAGATGGGGCGGGTGCAGCTATAGCTTCACACATATATTTATAATAATCCTTAGGAGCTTCACCTTGAGTAAAGCCATTAGTTTTAATAATCCTACAGTTTCTCCAATTTGCTTCATATTCAAGTAAAACATCTATAAGTTCTATGCGTCTCTTGTGGGTAATCTGACCAGCAAAATAAAGGTTTAACTTCTTATGGATTTCCTTTGGTAAAAACTCTTTTATATGAGTTGGATATCCTGTGCCTAACTTATTATAGTTATCATGTCTACCTATATGAGGATTTTGAATCCAAGTGTGTATAGATTGATGTTCTATCTTCTCTATATCGAATTCAGCCTCTTCGTCTCCTAGGCAAAAGAAAACTACATTGTCTATACTTTGTAGTTCTTGATTGACTTGCTCTTCTAAGCTTTTATGATGTCTTGCAGGAATTATAACTATAGCTCGCTCTTCTTTAGGTAATCTAGTTACTTCTTTTATTTCAAAGTCTTGCCAACCTGCGGGCTGCCACATGTTTCCTTTTAAGAAGTCGAGAATAAATCCTGCGTCCCATTGTCTTAGGGCAGACGCTTCTGGGTTTAATGATAAAAAGTAAGCTTTCAATTTAACCTGCATCACGATTCCAAGTGCTCTCTCTGTTATCGGGTAGGTATAACTCCCAAGTTCCATTTATTAGAATCTTTTTCATTCTTTGCCTCTAAATATAATATCTAACATCTCTTGTGATCGTTGAGTATAAGTCTCATGTTTACGTACCCAATTAAAGCCTTCTTTTCTGTTGTCTTCTGCTTCGTCTGGGTTTTCTAAGTAATAATCTATTTGTTGTTTAAGGTCTTGTAGGCTAGCTTGTTGGTAATGAGCCACACCATAATCATCTACGCCTTCAGTTTTAGGATGTAGCAAGAATCCTCCACGTCCTCTAGTCTCATAGTAACGATCTGATACATAGTTAGGTCGTCCGCCAAAGCAGGAGTCGCCTACAACTATCTTAGAGCTAGCTAGCATAGTATTTAAATCATCTTGTCTAAGCACTCGTATTCCATCGCCGCCATAGTGGCCGAACTTGTCCCCATAGGTTTTATGTAAGAAGTCTACTAATTGAGGTCTAAAGGGGTATTCTGGGTGGTAGCCTTTTGAACCTGTAAATACTATCTCATGTGGGTACTTTTCATAATCAGGCTTTGCAAGATAACAATCCTTTTCTACTACTCCAGGTTTTAAGTAGTGCCAGTTTAAATTAAGTTTGTCATAAAGTTCTACTGCCTCTGGTGAGCAATCAGCCATAAGTGTATATTCAGTGAACCAAGTAGCTTCCTGCCCCACATCTTTAACTCTATCTAGCCATAGCCAGCGGTCTAAGTGTGCCGATGCAGTAGGTATACCGGCCTCTTTATACTCTTTGAACACATCTATAAGGTCTGCTATAACATAGCTCGGATCATGTGTGTGGCTGTATATTAAAAGGTCTAAATCTGGTGCTGCATTTAGTAGTTGACTTGCCGTAGTTTCATTTTCTTGAAATGGAATTACTGTATGACCAAGTTTTTCAAATGACCACTTACGCTCGTTTTCTGTAGTATATGGTGCACCCATAAAATTCCCTACAAATCCTATTTTATACATTTTAAAATCCTAAAAGGAGAGTATGACGGTGGGGACATACTCTCCTTACAAAATTCTAATTGTGCCACCGTATTAATCATACTTTAATTATATCATATCAAACTAAAAACCCCACAAAATAGTGGAGTTGATAGTGCTAAATATTATTTAATTAATATTGTAGCTATATTATAACACCTGCCTTACAAACCTCACTTACATTCCCATAAACCACTGGAACCGTCCCTAAACATGCCAGCTGTTACATTAGCTTGTGCTTCTGGGTCAAACACGCTAGCTCCAGCATATCCATACTTAGCGGCTCTAGCAGGCCAGTAACCGCTCAAATGTTGGAACAAGCCACTAGGATAACCATTCTCGTTATATCCATGATTAACACTCGTAGGATTTAGTCCACTCTCACATCGGGCTATTTTTACTAGATAATCTGGGTTTACGCCATATCTTATAGCTGCATTTCTCACGATTTGCTCTATATCACTTGAAGGTATTATAACCTCTTGTAATATATCTAATTGTTTATGTTCTACTGGCTTTAATGGTTCTACAACCTTCATAGCCTTTAGCTTAGGATCTATTATACTATCTGGCATTGACCTGACGGGTATCATCGATAGCAACATAGCTAGAACGATAGCCGTCAAGATTAACGTGATGTACATATTTCTTGGATGTTTCATTGGCACGAGACAGGTGGCGGACGTTGAGCACTCTCGCTTTTCTCCATTTATTAACGTTTATTATTATAACAGTTATTATAAGTAACGCTATCATCACTGGTAGAGGCATAAAGATAAGCCAGTTGATGAACCACATTACTAAGAAATCAACTATTGGCATCGCTAGTCCTAATAAAAAGCACGTAGGCGATTAAAGCAATTGCACTTACTGTTATAACGTAACTTATTGTCTCGTTTACAGTCCCTAGCAGTTCTCTCAAACCATAGGTGCTTAGCGTAAACAAAGCTAAAAACGCTAGGATATGTGCTAATTTGTCTATTAATCTGTTGATGCTAAAACTCTTCTTGGGTTTATTTTCTTTTTTCATAGATTGCTCCTTAGTTTAGGCTCCAGAGCCATAATATTAAATGTGTATAAATAACCATTCCTATAACTGCTAGAATAAATCCAACCACGCCTTTAAGAGTCATTATTTTAACCACCTTACTTGTATTAGTTGTCCTTCGTAGTAAATCTTAAATTGTTTATTTTTCATTTTGTAACCTTTCTTTATTACTCTCTTATTATAACGCTTATGATTACAAAAGTAAATACCTTTTTTGATAATCTTTTATCATCAGTTCTAAGTCACTCTCTGACCAGTTAGCGGTCTCTCTACTCATAGCTGCAAGCAATTCTATTCGAGGATACCCATATCTTTGGAGCATAAATATTGTATAGCCTGCTGCATTGCCCTCTTCAAAACGATTGCATTTTCTGCACTGAGAATGGACATTATCCTCTCTCCAGCGTGTTGCCATATGGGATCTATTAATATAATGCCCTGCATCAGCTTGATCATCTGGTTTCCATTGTCTACAGGAGCAACAATAAAAAGCCCCATCATCACTATCTCTCTTCCTAATATATAAAGAAAACACTTTGTCTAACTTCTTAATTAGACGTTGCTTTTCTTTAGACATCATCTATCCTTTTACCATTAGCCTTGATTAAATTAAACACCCAACTGTCCAACACCCATTGGGCATACCGAGTGTTATTTTTTTTTAACTGTGCGAAGTACTTATCCATAACATCAGAGTGTTCTTGTGGGAATCTTAGTTTGTTAAACTCAAAAGCTTGGTGATACAACTGTTCGTCATCAGACTTTTTAATCTCGTTGGGATATTCTATCTGTAATTGGTGGTGCTTTTCCATTATTCGCCCCACACTTCTTCTTCAAATAATTCGACAATGCCTGAACACTCGCAATCAAATGCAGGGTTAGCTAGTTCTTTATGGGTTTTTCGCCATTCAAAATACCAATTGCTTGGGTAGTCTCCAATATCTTCAGCAACCATTTTTTTTTGACACATACAATTCATCGCCACATTTATCACACCTAACCCTATAGCCTTTTGCCAGATGTTTATTCAGCTTACTTAACTCACCAACTATATTATTTAAGTACTCCTCTATGTTCTCCGTATCACTCATGTCTACTTACCCCACTCCTGTATTAGCCCTCTGTCTACTGCCACATCAAGTAAGAAGTCCAGTTTATTCTGGGCATTTTCTAAGACTTGTATAGTCTCCTCTAACAACTCCATAATCTGTTCATTGCTTGCATGTTCCATAATTGGTATTACTTCACTCATAACATCCTCCTTTATAATAAATTAAGTTGCTCTTTGTCCATCTTACCTAACCAGTATTTAATTCTAGCCTCTGCTATAGGTATGTACTCCTCGGTAAGTTCTACGCCCTCTACATATTCCCAACCTGCTTGTAATGCTCCAATCATCTCTGAACCCGACCCACTAAAAGGTACTAGTAGTCTGCCGCCTGTTGGTGGTTTGATTAGAGTTGCGAGGTATTTAGTTAAGCTTAAGGGCTTTACAGTAGGATGATGGTTGGCTGCCGTTGGGTGGTTAGTTAATCCACGTTCGAGCCTGTCTGGTCTAGTCTTCTCGCCTCCACTCATTTTGCTAGAATCTTTCTCCTCAAACCCCTCTAGCCCTGCATTACGTTCACTCTTAGAGGCTTTAGCTGTGTAGAAGAAGCGAGAGGCTGAAGTACCGTTATCTACTATGCGTCTTGGAGTTTCTTTTTGGTGTCCGTAATCTTTGCCATATACGTTGCCACTAAATACACCTTTTTGACCAACAGTGTTTGCTCCGACACTAGTTTCTTTCTTTGTCTGCGGAAACACCGCCTCTACTTCATCAGAGCCGTCATGGATAAGGTTTGCAGGGAAGCGACCGAGTGGATTATCTTGGAGCGTAGCACCATTATCTACGCTGTCAGACCAAATACCGCCTTTAGGTTCTGACCACTTTTTAGCACCTACACCTACCCTCGTACCATCTATATTCAATCCACCAGTACCATGCTTTAAGACGTTGTTAGCTACTGTACCCTCTATAGGTTTACGAGCTAGTACACAAGGTTCGTGAGCTGGTTTAAGAGCTGTGCCGTAGCCCTCGTAGGGTGAGTTGCCCTTGGTTACTTCAACCTCTCCGCTTTCATTGTCTTGTCCTATGCGTTGGTAGACTGTTTTATTAGTGGTTTTAGTACCTACTAATTCACGCTCACGCTCTACCCTCTCTATTAAGTCTGCAAACTCATCAGATAAATCTAAGAGTGGCTGAAGAATTGCCCATTGTTTAGTCGTTGGCACGTTTGCACCATTCTCCCAGTTCCAAACACACCCTGTAATACCACCTGTTTTACTTGGGAACAGTGTAGCTATCTCTTTTTGTGATTTACCGCTTGCCAACCTTTGTTGCTTAAAATGTTCAGCAAACTTATCAAACATACCCAGTCTTGGGGTTATCTTATCCACAGCCTTACCTATGTTCAGCGATTTCGGAAACCCTGAGCCATACACCCACTCAATCATGTCCCTAATCTCAAAACCTGCATCTTCTATTGCTACTGCCATACGGTGATAGGTTCTTGAACCTGAGAATGCTAGCAGGTGTCCGCCTGGTTTAACTAACTTAAATAAGTCAGCCCACATTTCAGTATCAAAAGCTATACCTGAGCTATCCCAGGACTTGCCCATGAATCCTAGTTCATAGGGTGGGTCGCAAAGTATTCCGTCAAAGAGCGGTCCGTCGTAGTTGGAAGCCCAGTCTTTAATATCTGCATGGTTTATCTTGTGGCTCAACATTTTATTTATGCCCTTTATGTATTAAATACGCTGCTAAAGCTAGTACAGCTAAATCCGCTCCTATCAGTAAGTAACTCCATTTGTCGTCATTGTTTGGGGGGCGTTCCACTCTATTTATTCTCCAGTTGGGCTTCGAGTTCAGCTAATCGGGCTTGTAACTTATCTATTACATACCTGAACCCGTCTGCAAATGTATTATTGTTATACGGTATTGCCTCGCCAGGTTCTACTAAAAACCGCTCCACTTCATCTCTTCTTGCATGTAGGACTTCAGTAGCTATGAGGTCTTTAATGGCTTGTTTGGCTTCGTCCAACTCCCCTTGTTCGTATTCGCCAAGTTTATACATTGGTTCGCCACTATTACCAGCTAAAGATACCCATCCCCTAAAATAACGTAGTATCTCATCTATTGATTTGTCTACTGTATCAGTCATGAGTTAGCCTCCTTCAGGATATGTAATCCGATTACTGGGTTAGTAGC